AACCCTTCAAAGCACGGTGAGCGGAACTAAGAAAGAGTCCCCAAAAACACTTAGCGAGGCGGTTAGTAGGAAATCTACTTTGTTACCACAAACTAAAGAGGCTAAACAACCAACTGATCCTCGCATCAATAGAATGCAAAGATTAGCTGGATTAAACTAACTTTAAAGGAGAAATAAAACTATGTCAGTTTTAGATAAATTAACAGAAGGCATTGTTAATCGTGACCTCCAGAAAGAAGGTGCCGCTCTACTTAACAAGTGGGAAAACACCGGACTTCTTGAGGGACTTAGCAGTGACCAATCAAAAGACGCCATGGCTCGTTTGCTTGAAAACCAAGCTAAAGAGTTGTTGCGTGAAGCATCCTCCATGGGTGCTGGTGGTGATGTTGAAGGTTTTGCATCTGTTGCATTTCCAATCGTCCGCCGTGTATTCGGAAACTTGATCGCTAACGATCTTGTAAGTGTTCAGCCAATGAGCCTCCCATCGGGACTCATCTTCTTCCTTGACTTCACTTATGCAGGCAGCGGAGAAGGACTTCGCTTGGACTACTTAGACCAAGCAGGAAAATCCGTCTATGGTGGTGGTCAAGTCGCCAAGGGAATCCAAAATGGAATCAGCTTGGGATATGATAGCACAGAATTTGTTGAAAACGGAGAGCGTGGATTCTACGGTATGAATAACGGTCTTTCTAGCCCAACAGGATCGGATTCATTTAATCTTCCAGATGCTCAGGTTATGTCCGGTATCGTTGGAAGCGGTGATGAAGACCTTGACAAGGCAGTTAATTATGACCCAGATCTTTCTGGTTCTGCTGTTGTTGTTTTTGCCCTTACTAATCCGGGTGATAACGATTCTGCACAGCTTAACTTGCGTAACATGGTTGCTTTGAGTTCCAGTGGTCCGATCCAAGGTTCCGATATTATCGGTACTCAGGTTCGTCGCCTGACAGACATTCACACAGGTTCAAGTGGAGATCTTTCTGATCCTACAAACACAAGCCTCTTGTATAAGCTTGTTTACAGATCTACTGCTTCCGCAACCACTGCTGTAGCGAGCGATATGGCTCACTTCGCAAGAGCAGATGCAGCAATTACTGTTGATTTCCCAATCGATGATAACTTCGGTGCAGGTGGAGCAATTGGTTCTGTTGTTGGTTCAGCAAAGTTCGAGCTTGAAGCACAAACAGCAATTCCAGAGATCGACATCAAAGTTGATTCTGTTGCTGTTACAGCGATGACCAAGAAGCTTAAGGCTAAGTGGACTCCAGAGCTTGGACAAGACCTTAGCGCTTATCACAATCTTGATGCAGAAGTTGAGCTTACAAGCATTCTTTCTGAGCAAATTGCTCTTGAGATTGATCGTGAGATTCTTGAGGACCTTATTAAAGGTGCTACTGCTTCTACACAATACTGGTCACGTCGTCCGGGTAGATTCCTTGCTCGCGACACTGGTGCTCAAATTGGTGGAAACTTGGACAACGAATCCTTGATGGGTGCTGACTTCACTGGTACTGTTTCTGAATGGTACGAGACACTCGCTGAGAGCATTAACGATGTTTCTGCACAAATCCACAGAAAGACACTTCGCGGCGGAGCAAACTTTGTTGTTTGTTCACCAGAGGTTGCTAACATTCTTGAGTTCACTGCTGGCTTCCGCGCAAGCATTGGAAACGATTATGGTAACGGTCAGGTTGGAGCAGTTAATGTTGGATCTTTGAGCAAGAAGTTTGATGTTTATGTGGATCCTTACTTCCCACGTAACGTTGTACTTGTCGGACGTAAAGGTGGATCATTCCTCGAAAGCGGATATGTATACGCTCCATATGTCCCACTTCAAGTAACTCCAACTATCTTCGGTACTGAGGACTTTGTACCTCGTAAGGGTGTCATGACACGCTACGCCAAGAAGATGGTCAGACCAGATATGTATGGTCTTGTTATCTGTCGTGACCTTAACGGCTAATCCCGCTAAGATTTAGACAAACAAAGAGCCTCGTCATTAATTTGGCGGGGCTTTTTTATTTCTATATTGCTTTAACCTTGCCCAATAACTAATTACTATGATACACTTGTGTCTAGGAGATTTAATGAATGGCTTATCCAACTTTAACACCATCAAGCACAACTAGCGTTTCTAGATTGCCTGTAACGGGAAATGTAGACAATGTTAATCCCGCAGACAATCCGCTTCCATATGGAGTGTATGTCGACAAAGCTTCCTCTCATCATGCAATTGCAGGTTTCTTGACTGGCGCTGTAGATCAAGTAGCTTATGCATACCGAAAGTTAGGTGGCGATGTTTTAGACATTGAGATTACAGAGCATCAAGTTTATGCAGCCTATGAAGAGGCTTGCTTGGAATATTCCTATCTTGTTAATGTACATCAAGCCAAAAATGTCCTTGGGAGCGTGTTGGGGTCATCCACAGGTTCCTTTGATAGTGATGGTCAAATGTCTGGATCTCATTCTTTAAGTGGCTCCAATGTCGCTTTAAAATACCCTAAGTTTAGCTTTCAATATGCCAAAAGAATTGGAGATGCTGTTTCTACAGAATCGGGACTAGGGGGGTCAACTCCAATATATTCTGCCTCCTTTGATTCAACTCTAGATCAGCAAGATTATGATTTGCAGGAGATTATTTCTGGCTCCGCTGCCCTATCTTCTAGTTTTCCATACTTTGAAAAATTGGGAGATAAAAGAATTACAATTAGAAAAGTTTATTACAAAACACCCAATGCAATGTGGAGATTTTATGGATATTACGGTGGGCTCAATACGGTAGGAAATCTATCCTACTACGGACAATATTCAGATGATTCGACATTTGAGCTTATTCCAACTTGGCAGAACAAAGCTCAATCTATGGCTTTTGAAGATTCAATCTATACAAGAGCATCTCATTTTTCATACGAGATTAAAGATAATAAAATCAGGATTTTTCCAAAGCCATATTCAGGAGGTCCAGCAAAATATTGGGTTGAATTCACTGTCAAAACAGACCCTTGGACCGAAGAGGCTGGAAAAGAAGATGGTGCATCAGGCGTCAACAACATGAACACACTTCCATTTGAGAACATTCCTTATGATACAATCAACTCAATTGGCAAGCAGTGGATTAGAAGATTCGCACTAGCTTTATCCAAAGAGATGTTGGGGTTGATTAGAAGTAAATTTGCCTCCATCCCAATTCCAAATGAAAGCGTGACTTTAAATGGTCCCTCATTGGTCTCAGAGGCTAAGGCAGAGCAACAAGCACTTAGGGACGAATTAAAGACAGTTCTCGATGAACTTACATATGAAAAGTTAGCTGAAAAAGACAGCAACGTTAGCGACTCCTCTCAGAATATATTAAAGAACATACCTCCTTCGGTATTTGTAGGATAATTTAAATGTCTGATAATAACAAATGGTCACAACCTACTAGTCCTCCACCTCCTTTGTTTACAGGAGAAAAAGAGCGTAATCTAGTTAAGCAGATTAATGATGAACTCTTAGAGAGAGTCATAGGTCAAACTATATTATATTATCCGATTAGTGTAGATAAGACCAACTTCCACCCTCTATATGGAGAGGCAATGGACAAGACTTTCTTACCACCAGTCAGAGTATACGCCTTGATTGGCTGGGAGGGGCAAGAAACAAATACATCTAATATGGGAGTCGATAAGAGGTCTTCTATCAATATCTACTTTCACAAGAGAAGATTAACAGAAGATCAAAATTTGTTTGTTCGAGAGGGTGACTTTGTATTATACGGAAAATTTCATTATGAAATAGTAACCTTGAATGAACCAAAAGAACTATTTGGGCAAGTAGACCATAAAATGGAAATAATGGCTACCTGCAAGAGAGCAAGAAAGGGAACATTTAATGCCTACTGATAACAGATATACTGGTATACCATCAGACAAAATCAACAAATACGATGATGAGTTTCATTTTTCTCCATCGACATTTGAAACAATTGATTATGCAATGTTTGATTATATAAATGACACCTTAGCTATGAGTTGTAGAACCAACAAAGGTTGGAAAAAGGCTCCGGTTGTTTTTGTTGCATCTGAAAGATCTTTTCAGATGAAAAACAATAAAGAGTACAGAGACGACGAAGGCATGATTATACTTCCCGTGATCACAATAGAAAGATCCTCAATAGTCAAAGACTTAAATACCAGAGGTGCTTTCTACGGCAACCAGTTTCCAATTGAAACTCAGCCAGAGAAAGGCGGTGCTATCACTATTGCAAGAAGAATAAAGCAAGACAAAACTTCAAATTTTGCAAACGCTGATGCTAATAGAAGATATAATGATAAAATAGGTCCACAATTTGTAAGAAAGTCAACAAAAAAGGTGGTTTACGAGTATATTTCGATCCCGGCAATAGTATATGTAGACATTACCTATTCAATTACATTGCGAACAGAATATCAACAACAAATGAATGATTTAATACAGCCATTTATAACTCGTCCCGGTACGATCAACAGCTTCATGATTGAGAGAGATGGTCATCGATATGAGACATTTGTACAGGGAGACTACTCACTAAACAACAATATTGCTGACATGACCACGGAAGAGAGAAGATTTGAGACAAAGGTTGACTTAAAGGTTCTGGGATACCTAGTTGGCGAAGGCGATAATCAAGAAACTCCACTGTTTTCTATAAGAGAAAATGCTGTCCAAGTTAGCATTCCACGAGAACATGTTGTCTGGGGTGATCCAATATCAGTTAGTGGTGATGGAATAACCAACAGACAAAATACAGCAGTAGATGGGAAGTATAGAGAATAATTTTGGACTTTGGTAAAAAGAAACACTATTTATT